CCTCGCAGTTGTTCCACAGCAGCACCACGGCGGCGATGATGGCCGCTATGGCCGCTACCACGGGGTGCGCGGCTATGAGCCCCAGCGCGCCGGTGCCCAGCTTGCCGACCACCTGGAAGGCCGCTCCGATTTTCGGCACGGTGTCCACGACGGTGCCGACCGTCGACAGCACGGGACCTATGGCGGCCGCTATCGTGGCGATCGCCAGCACGGCGGTCTGGCCGCCCTCGCCGATGCCGGCGAACCACTCGGAGAACGACTTGACGACACCCGCCACGTTGGTGGCGATGTTGAGCAGCGGCTCGCCAAGCGGCTCGATGGAGCCCTGCAGCTCGCGCATGGCCTCCTGCGATTTCACGGCGAAGCTGTCGGAGGCGGCCTCCTGGGCCTGCTGCGCAGCGCCCGCCACGTCGCCGAAGCTGTCCTGCACGCCCGCCAGGGACTCGATCATGCCCATGGCATTGTCCTCGCCCAGCGAGGACCACAGGGTGGAGGCCAGCGCGGCCTTGTCGTACTCGTTTGGCATCTGCGTGAGGTCGCCCAGCACCGCCTGCAGCATGTCCTCGGCGGTGGCGCTGCCGTTCTTGAAGTTCTCGAAGACCTCCTGCGTGCCCTCGCTGAACGAGCCGATGGATTCCTCCATGCGGCCGTCGGACAGCGCCGTCAAGAACTCGTTGAGGTAGTCGCCCACCTTGTCCAGGTTGTACGCGCCGTTGGACGTGCCCGCTTCGAGCAGCGAGAAGTACTCGCTGGCGCTCATTCCCGCCTCGCCCCATCGCACGGAGTATTCGCTCAGGTTGTCGCCCAGCTCGTCGGTGTAGTTCAGGCCGCGCTGCATGCCCGCCGTCAGCAGGTCGCTGGCCTCGGTGGCGGACAGCCCGAAGCCCTCCATGAGGGCGTTGGTGCCGCGTATGGACTCGTTCACGTCTGCGCCGAAGGTGTCCGACAGCATGAGCGCGTTGGTGGTGACGGTCTGCAGGTCCTCGTCGGACACGTCGCGGAGGGTGGACTTGCACTGGATCAGCGCATCGTTGACCTCGTCCAGGGACTGGCCCCAGCCGCCCTCGTATATGCGCTTGCCTATGCCGCTGAAACGCTCGGCCTCCTCGCCGGACACGCCGAACGCGGCGGCTATGCGGGCGTTGGCCTGCTCGTAGTCGCTGGCCACGCCGAACACGGCCTTGCCGGCGGCCACCACGGGCGCGGTCAGCGTCACCGTGGCGGCCGTGCCGGCCTTCTTGAACGAGGACGACAGCTTCGCGGCCTTCTCGTCGCCCTCGGTTATGTTCTTCCAGGAGATGCCCTGGAGGTCGCGCTCCAGGGCCTTGATGTTCTTGGATACGTCAACGGTGTCGAGCACCGCTTTGATGATGACGTTGCCGTCCATGCTCACCTCGTCGCTCTCTTGAGCGCGGCGAACACATCGCGCATCGCCGCGTCGCTTCCTTCCTCAGAGCCGTGTGAGCTGCGGCCTTTGCCGAGTTCGAACGCCTTGTGGGCGGCGTTCCAGGCCTCGACCTCCTGCCTGTTGTATTTGGTTGGCTTCGGCTTGGTCGCCGGGTTGCGGTAGTGGATGGCCGCGCCGAGCGGCGTGTCCTGCGGGCAGCCGCCCACGAGCGCCACGAACTCGGCGAAGCTGATGCGACCGCGCACCTCGTCCCACTCGATGCCGTAGGCCTGGCGGAAGCTGGTGCGTATGCGCGCCGCGTCCTCCTCCAAGTCCCACAGCGGGGTCTCGTGCGGGCGGTCGCCGGTCAGGTCGAGTCCGCACATGTCCCATACCGCCGCGTCGCGCATCCGCACGAACTCGGCGGCGTCGTAGTCGCATGCGCACCACGCGTCCGCCCAGTCCACGAAGAACAGCGCCAGGAACTCGTCCCGGCGCTGGTCGTCGGACTTGCCCTCGTCGGTCAGCACCTCGATGACGCGGATGATCGTGAGCGCGTCGTCGCGCACCAGCACCTCCTCGCCGTTCCACGGGTAGCGCGTGGCGCTCGTGCCGTCGGGCAGCCGCACCCGCTCGGCCGTGAGCGCGGCTGGCAGCATTACTTGCCGCCCTTCTTCTTGCGCTTGGCCTTGGCGCGGCGCTGGGCGCGGTTGAGCGCCTGGACCTGATCGGCGCGCTCGCTGTATGCAAGGCCGCACGCCATCAGCTGCTCGCTGGTCGCGTGGCGCGCCAACATGTTGAGGAACGTGGCGAAGACCTCGCCCAGGATGCGGATGTTCTCCTCGGGCGCGATGGGGCCCTCGTCGCCGCCCATCCACGCGAGCAGCTGCTCCCAGCCCTCGGTGCCGATGAACGCCGAGATGGTGCGCTTCATGAGGCGGGCCTGCGCGGCGTTGGCCTCGGCCGCCTTCTCGGGGGTGTCGGCCTCGCGGGCCATCTGCTCGTTGGCCTGCGCGCGGTCGATGGCGTTGCCGACCTTGGCCAGGTACTCCTCGATGTGCTTGTCGTCGAACCACACGCGGAAGCGCGGCGTGTCGGGGTTCTCCTCGGGGTCCTCGAAGAACACGTCCTCGTACGCGCGGATGTTTTTCAGAAGTTCCATTTGTTGCCCCTTTCGTGAGCGGTGAGCGTCGGGCATAGAA